GGATTGGTGAAGCGCGCATAACTTTTCTTCTGTAACAACTTCTTTCTGTTCTTCTCTGTAAAACGTTCGTTTCTCGTAAATCGGCTTTTCATCAATTGGAATCATCTCAGTGAACTTTCCGTTTTCGTCATAACAATAACCGTATTGTCTAGCCATGATCTTTCCTCCTTTTAATCTACTACATACGAGATTGTGAAATTGAAATCTTTATTTACTAGAGAGTTACCAACATTCGCTATTTTTACTTCACCACTAGTTCCAATGGATAGCGCACCCACTGTACCATCGTTAGCTATGATATTGTGTGATACAGTCAATAGTGGTTTCATACCCTCAGGCATCATGAATACAGTATTAATTTGTTCGTTTTTTCTTCTTACGCGCGCTCGTAAAGTAACGGTGTTCCCTCTTCGATCCGCAATAACACCATCACTGGTTGTTAACTCAGCATCAGCCGTTACAGTGATTAAAGCCCGTGTATCTTTATCTTTTGTCACAATATTTGTTTTAGCCGCTTGGAGTCTAAATTCATTTGACTCGGGAACGTATAACCAAACAGTTTTCTGATTCTTCCTGTCCCACATAGCAATATTTCCAGCACTAGTTTTTTGGATAGCCACTTCTGATTTTTCATCTTTAAAATTAATCTCCGCATTCGCACTAGACAATACAAAAGTACCCGTCATTGTATCTCCTGTTTTCTTTAGAAGATTGGATGCAGAGTTTACTGTGAATTCTTTAGTGGCAGGATTGTACGACCATACGACTTGATTTTGTGCAATATCATAAAATGAAAATATTCCTGATGTATTGTTCCGAAATAAAATATCGTTAGCGGCATTTTTAAATCTGAGGTCACCCGCTTCAAATATCGTCGTTCCTGTTATCGTTCCACCTGTAGTTTTTAACAGGTTTGTATCTGACAAGACTGTAAATCGTTTAGCCACTGGGTCATATTGCCACACCCTCGCAAGGTTTTTGTAGTCATATAAGATAAGTGCCCCATCTGTAGCGGATTCTAAACCGAATAAAGCTCCAGTAGCATCCCTCCAACGATAACCTTTACTCTTAGACCCGACTGAAATATCCATGTCAACATTACCCGTCATAGTACCGCCTGACTTTGGTAATGCTCCCTTCGCTAATTCACCTGCTGCAATAATGCCGTTAATATCTACACCTTCAAGTTTCTCCCCTGCTTCAATTGCTTTTTGAATAATTGTAAATTCATTTGTGGACTCAACTGCTTCATCGCTTGCCAACGAATCATTTACTACAAAAAAGAACTTTTGTGTATCAAGGATTCTATCCTCTTCCTCAATATGGATCTGTGCAATTACATTACCAACTGAAGTCAAAGTTTGAGTCTTTAATACAATTTGATATTTCCCCTTCATTGCATTAATCGGTTGGCAATCGTTTTGGAATACACGAGTTCCATCCGGTTTTCTAAATGACATCCGCACCGATTTTGCTTGGCTTAAATCAAGCTCCGCACCTTTATTTGTTATTGTTACTAATAATTTAGCGGAGTTTCTATCATTTTGAGAAAAGTGGTTGGAATAAGTTGTTGATGTATCATGTACTAAATCTACGTTAATTTCATAGGTCTTGAATGTCATAAAATCACTCCTTTATGCAAAATAAAAAAGACCCATACTATGGTCTTAGTTTCTAATAATGTTATTTATTTGTGCGAATTCACGCTGCAATAGCTTTCTTACATCCAAACGTGTTGTTCCAAATGTTACTTTTAACTCCCGTTTGTTGTTCTGATACACCTCTTCCACATCTGTAACCCTAGCATCCATTTGAACACCGATTTTATCATCTTCACATGTTACGATATCCCCAAGTGTCCAATCCTTTTCATATTCCATTCCAGGTTTTTCAGTGACATAAGAAACAAATGAAACAATCTTACTAAATTCATTTTCTAATTTTTGTTTCCCACGATCTTTAAGCATCTTTATAATTTCAGATTCAGGTTTCTCTTGCTTATCTTCGGTTTGATTACTTATATCTCGAGCATCGATGAACACTTCTTTACGAGCAAGTCCAGTTGCTGCTTCTGTATACGTCTCAACAATTCGTCTATCCTCACCTTCACCCTGCCCACCAACATACGCTGTGTTTTTATAACTGGATGTATCTTTTTCAAATTCTCTTTCCAAGACATTTTCTAGACTTGTTGAAAAGATAACTGGCGGATATGTCTGTTGATTCCTAGTCAGATTTTTCCCTGCTTGTACATCAAACACAAATTGCCTTGCCTCTTCATCTAAATAAACATCCCAACCTAATCCAGAAGCCAAAGAAATTTCCTTTAGCTGTTCTGCTAAATTTTTAAGACGGCTTTCGACTTGAAGATAATTACCACGTTTCTGGTTTGCTTTTAAAACTAAATTTGGTATCAGTCGAGCGGAATCAGACGGATACACAGCATGTCTATCTACATAATGTTTCATAACCGTTTCAGCCTCAGCGTACCTTCTATCATGAGTTGTATGAGAAGGTGGTATAATAATTCGATTTCTCAATATTGCCTTAATCTGATAGCCCTTAACGGTTCTTATATCATTCTTATCAATATGATAGCTAGTAATAATACCCGCGCGTTTTTCATCAATTAAAATGAAATTGTCGTCAAATAAAGCTATTGCATATTGCGCATCATTCGGAATTTCGAACTCAAACGTCCCAACATCTTCCCAAACTCTCTTAAAAGTCAGCGACTCATAATCATTAATTTCTCCGATTTTTTCTAATTCTGGTGTATATATAATCATGTTTTACCCCCTTACAATCTTGATGGTCTGAAACAAAACTCCGGTATAATTACTGTACTTGTCTCCGAAAAAATACTTGTAAATCGTAAGGATCCGTCTGGATGTAAATATAAGAATTGCGCTTTCCCATCAGAACCCCATGCAAATACCCCCTGAGCTTTTGAGGGCCCAACGGGTAGTTTGCAAATATCTTTATTTGTTCCGTAAACTCCACCGCCACAAGTTCCCTCTACGTGATAGACTCCGTACCCATCTACCCAGTATCTAAGAGGATTTCTGTAGTCACTCACCATCATATCCGACCAATAATTTAAATAATTAGGTACCATTTTTACACCTAATTGTTTTTTTGCATATAAACCTGTTTGCCCTTGTAAATCACAAAAACTACGATCATCTGTGATTTGTGTACTATCTATATAAGCCTTGCCTTTGGTAATTCGAACTTGCGCAATCGGTAATTCATAGATAATCCCACCATTGTTCATGTCATCTTGCTGTAAAGCTGGTGGCACTGGAACATCTGCTATAGCACCTTTTTTTATCATAAGATTAATCGATCTAGTCGCAAGATTTAACTGTAAGATAATCCGATCTATACGATCTAGCGTAGTATGTGCTGGGTCGTGAGTAAAAATCTTTACTCCATCTATAATGTATCCCCTGCCGCATATCACAGCACATCCTTTATTTACAACTACTTTCATTCCGTTAGTCAACGGTCCCATACTCAACTCGTCCATATAGCCTTTTACGACCCCAGTCCCAAAAAACATATCAAATAATTGAGCGAAATCACTAGAATTGTATAATTTATCGTCACCATCAAAGAAAAAAGAACGCTCTCCTGCCATGCGTTCTCACCCCTTTCCTTTATTTTATATTCCTATATATCTTTCTCTGAAACGTATTATAACTGTGGCGCTTTCTCTGCCTGCATTTGCACTATAATCTAGTATATTCAGTCCAATTTGTAATCTAAATTCATTCAATCGTACTCCTGGAGCAATCCAGTTGTATGCGTTTATTCTCGTTCCATCACTTTTTATTAGTTCTACTGTGTTATGCCCATATGCTGTATTGATTTCAAGACGTTCTCCTGCAAGAATATCCCGATTGATTTGTACAGATTTCATCGTTGTAAGATTCGTGATTTTTGGATTTGTACAAGGCCCAAACACCTCTATTTTAACGGGCGTTTCAACATCACTATTATTGATTACATTCTGTTTTTCCCCCTTGTACCCAAACTGCACTTTAGGACGGAATGAAAAAGGGAAACTAAATACCGGTTCCCAAGATAATAAAGGTACTTCAATATCCGTTTCGTTCTTCCAATACGGGTCTGGTGTAGTAATGTGAAGCAATCCTTGTTGTAAAATCATGAATTGTTCATCTTCTACTCTGTACTTAGGTAGATTTTCAATAATAATTGTGTTTTGAAATGTACCATGTGGCATTTGTACAGTGACTGTGAATGGCCCTGCCTTTGGATTTAACACACGATTTAATTTCCTGCGTAGTTCGAACAATTCTTTGGCGTTAGATGCTTCGATATAAAATTCAAGTGGATACTGCATCCCTTTCATCGTTACCGAAACAGGTGTAAAACCATCTTGCATATATCCTTGTGTTTGAGAAAATTCAGCTTCACTTCCCGACAGATCAATTGAAGTAAGGACATATGGTAGCAATGGTCCGAATTCCACTTTTTCTAGTCTTTGATTTTCAATTATCACTCGCTTGCTCATGATGTCCCTCCCCATGCGAAAGCAACTTCATTTAACACTCTTTGCTGCTGTCTAATCACTTCTGATGTGTCTTGATTATAAAAATGATTTACGATTTGTGCCGGCTGCCTTGTTGGTTTATCCTGGTTATTGTTGCTCTGTCTATATTGAACAACATTCGGGTTATCGGATAATATTTTTCTCCATCCAGACAGATTACCCAAATCATTGATTGAAAGACCTTCAAAACGCTCCATTTGACGCCCGATTTCCGATACCATCTTGCGCATACTCTCAGGAATGTGTGTTATCCAATCGTTTTGCCAATCTCCATCTTCAAAAATTGCATTAAAATACTTTGTTAGTGGATCATCACCTTTAAAACTAAATATTTCTTCTGGTTTAATAGAACGAATACCATCCATAGCATCCGATACTGTATCTTGCAAAGCATCTCGTACTACAGAATATTGGCTTTTAATTCCTGTAGCAATACCTTGCGCCATACGAACCCCAGCAAACGCTAAATTATTAGTATGTAGCGTATTTACAAGGGACTTATGGGCATTTTCTCCAAGAGTACGACTCTCATCTTCTGCCATGTAGGACATTTTTCTAATACCAAGCGCGAATCCCTCACTAAAAGGCTTACCACCCTGATCACGTGTTAATCTCGATGGAGAGTTTACATGAAGTGTAGCCTTTAAAGCCGAAAATGCACTTTGAGCTAAAGCTGCTGCTACATTTTTAACATTCCATTCTCCATTAGAAATACCTCGAGCAAACCCACTAGAAAACGCTTCGCCAGGGCTAATAGAACTAACACTTTTCAGACCAGAATTACCGCTTTCCGCTACATTAGAACCACTTGATCTCGCTTGACCTTTTGTATTTTCCATACCTTGGGCAAACTGGCCACCACCTTTTTGACCTTGTGGAGTACCATTGATTGTATTAAAACCAGTATGAGCCGAATTAACAGCCTCTAGAGCACTGCCCCTGATATAGCCTTTTTGATTAACAATACCGCTTCCAACACCTTGTCCACCTTGATTTCCTGCTGGGTTTCCGTTAATAGTACTAAAAGCTCCATGAGCGCTAGCAACAACCTGTAAAGCACTCCCTTTGATATAACCATCTTGACTTATTATTCCTTGTCCTAATTGGCTACCACTCTTGTTTCCACCGCCACCATCTGTAGTACTTCCCATAATACTTTCCACAGCTTGTTTCTTTCCTGTTGCCGCATTCTCAGGAGATGTATTACCAGAAATACCATTAGCTTGTGTTTGACTAATATCAAATCCAACTTGCGTTAAATCTAACTTTGCACCATTTTTAACTAGTAAAGCTATTGCTTTCGCCGCAAGTTCAGCATTAATGGATCCATTCTGCATTCCTTGAACGAGTGTCTGCACATTAAATTGTCCAGATTCCCCCAAATCCACTTGAACATTACTTTTAATGTCTAGTCCCATTGTTTGTGCAACTTGTGGTATAGATAACGCGCCGATTTGCATCCCGTTAATTAAAGTTTGAATGTTATTCTGACCTTCTTGAGTTGTATCTACATTCACACCATTTTTCACTTGCTGTTGGAAGAACTGAAATACAGTATCAAAAGATAAGGTTCCGGTTTGAAGTCCTGTAATCCATGAATCCATTGTCATTTGCCCGTAGATTCCTAAATCAATTGTGGTATTACCTTGCATGTTTTTACTTAGAAACTCTCTCACTTCACCAGTATCTTTTGTTTTAATACCATCAATCCATTTTTGCATAGACTCAATACCACTTTGTGATAGGTCCACTTTATAAACTTCTTTCAGTTTATTGGCATTTGCTATTGCTACAGCTGAAGAATCTAATTCTCCCTTTTGAAGCTTCTGTAAAAATGTATCAATTGTGAATTGTCCAGCCGGTCCTAAATCAATTTTCATTTTGCCGTCAATTTCCTTTGCCATTGATTCGGCTAATAATCTTGATGATTCTGTACCCTTTTGCAATTCAGAAAGATACATCCCTATGCTCTCAATTTTAGATTTACCATATTGCAACTCGTATCGAAGTAACTTATCTTGATAATCTTTTTCAGCTTTTTCTTGATCACTTCTAAAGCGCTGCTCCAAATCAGCCGATTTTTCACGGAATCCATATGCCGCTTTGAACCTTTCGCTCCACCCTTTATCCTCTGCTTCTATCCTTTTAGCTTGTGATGCTAAAACCTCTGAATCTTCTTCTTTCATATGTTGCTGTAACACTTTAAATCCATCATTTCTGATAGTCTGTAAGTCATTTACATGCTTTGATTCATAAAGTGCAATTGTATCTAATAAAGCTTTTCTTTTCTCAGGAAGTATATTTCCATTATTAAACATTTTTTCTACATTATCACGCCAGCCTTTAGTTTGTTTTTCTAAAGACTTCACACCTTCTTCATATACCTTTATAATGCTTTCAAAACGTTTTTTACTTGCATCTAAAGAAAGTGTGCCTCCTGACTCTATTTCTTTTGAAATAGACGTCAATTCTTTCGCTTTTGTATAAAATTGTTTAACATTTTTATCCGCCACTTGTAATGCTTGTTCGAATTTTTGAGCGAAATCCTTTGGCATTTTCAAGGTATCTCCTTGATACCTCTTAATTCCTTCTTCAAGAATTTTACCTGCCTGTGTAGCAACCTCCATTTCCTTGTCAATTGCCGCTATTACTTCATCCTTAACTTGTGTTAAAGTTTCTTTAGCGCTTTCAGGTACAACTCCCATCAGCTGACTAATCATATTATTAAAATCACTTTTCTTTCCTTCTAACTCTTTAATGACTTCATTTGTCATCCTTTGAAAAGCTTTAATAGTTTCGTCAGCTGCCTTATTTGCTTCTTCACCTGTTTTGAGTTTTAAATCCATCATATTATTAATGGCTTTATCTTTTAAATCAACATAAGCACCTGCCGCTTTACTTGTTGCATCACTTACATTCTGACCAAATTTAGCCATATTTGTTTGAGCTTGATTTGATTTTTCATTTAAATCAACTATCGCTATACCTAACGCACCTACCGCTAAAACAGCGCCTGTTATAGCTAGAGCAATCGGGTTCGCCAACAACGCCCCTATCCCCATAGCTAAGAACCCTACAGCTGTAGTTACGCCAGCTATACCAAAAGCTAACAAAGCACTTTTGGCGATCATTTGTTGCGTGGATTCGTCAAGATTATTAAACCAATCAACAACACCTTGCACACCAGATACTACATCAACTAAAATAGGTAACAACGCATCACCAAATGACTTTTTCAGAGTATCTACAGCGCCGCCTAATTGTTCAATTTTTCCTTTAGTTGTATTCATTTTTGTCTCGGCAACTTCTAATGCTGTTACCTTCGACATTTCTGTATACATATTTTTAACGCCATTAGCACCCTCTTTATAAAGTATATTAGCTGCACGAATAGCATCTGATCCAAACAATGTATACATATACGACTGTCTTTGCTCAGCCGTTAATCCTTGCATTGCCATTTGAAGAATTTCAGCAATATCGGACATTTCTTTCAAATTACCATTTGAATCGAAAAAGGCATTTGTCATAATACCCGTTTCAAAAGTTAATTTTTGAAACGCCTTCTCTGCTTTTTCAGACCCAGCCTTCACACCGGCTTGTTTTGCTGCGTATTCAGATAAAGCACCCGTTACATCTTTAAATGAATTTGAAGTTGGTTTAATACCTTTTTCTCCAAGAAACTGCATTGCTTTTCCAGTATCGATTGTTATTAATCCCAAATCACTAAACATATCATAAGCTTCATTAGATTTAGGGATTAAGTTTGCCAGCATAGTTTTTAATGAAGTACCTGCATCGGAACCTTTCAAACCATTCTGTGCAAATAACGCTAAGGCTGTAGTTGTATCTTTAAAGCTAAGTCCAACACCAGCTGCAACCGCCGAAACCATCGATAATCCAAACTTCATTTCTCCAACACTAGTGGCTGAAGCATTTGCCGCACCAGCTAATAAATCGGCTGCTTGAGCTACTGATAAATTGTCATCTTTAAATGCATTTAAAGCTGTAGAAGCAATTTCTGCTGCATCCCCCAATTCTAATTCTCCAGCTGTCGCTAAATTTAGAGCACCTTCTAAACCTCCATTTATAATGTCTGTCAGACTTACCCCTGCTTTAATTAGCTCTTCAATACCTTGTCCTGCTTCCACAGAAGAATATTTCGTTTTTTCTCCCATCTCTACAGCAAGTTCGCTAATTTTCTTCATTTCATCGCCAGTTGCGCCAGAAACTGCTTGGATATCAGCCATTTTCTGCTCGAAATTCATAGATTCTTTTACAGCCATCGCAAGTCCAGCACCAATAACACCAGTCATGGCCGCAAAGGTAGTTCCAACTTGCCCGCCAACATCCTGCATTTTATTTCCTGTATCGCGCATTCGCTCTCCAGTA